CGAGCACATGGACGCGACGCTGCCCGCGTACTGGACGCTCGTCGCGCCGCCGGCGGATTGGGTGATCACCAACCCTCCGTTCACGGTGGCGCTGCCGATCCTCAAGCACGCGGTGCGGCATGCCCGTATCGGCGTCGCGTTCCTGCTGCGGAAGACGTTCCTGGAACCGACGGAGGATCGGGGGGCGTGGCTCGCGGAGCATCCGCCGTCGCGGTTGATCGGGATGCCGCGCTACTCGTTCCGAGGAACCGGATCGGATTCCGTGTCCTGCGACTGGCATTTGTGGCTGCGGGACCGTGTGCCGGGCCTGCCGCCGATCGTGATCGATCACGTCGCTGAGCGGAGGATCCGCTGATGGCGTGCTGTCCCAAGTGCGGCCATCGTCTCGTGAGCAGTCAGTCGCGCTGGCAGATTCGCATGCTGAACGCCGGTCGATGCTGCGGCTGCGGCCGATCGAACCAGGACGGCGGCACGCGCTGTCGACGCTGCAAGGGGAAGCTCCGTCGCGCCGCGAAGCGACGGTATCGACTCCAGCAGGGCAACGCCTGCGCGTTGCGGATCGACGGGCGGAAGAAGGGAGCAGCGGCGTAGATGGGGAAGACCTCGATCGAGTGGGTGCGCGGCGACGATGGATCGGCCGGCTACACGATCAACCCGATTCGGGCACGGAACAAGGAGACCGGCGCGGTTGGCCACTTCTGCGAGAAGGTCAGCCCCGGCTGCAAGCACTGCTACGCCTCCGCCTGGAACGAGCGCGTGCGCCCGCAGCCGAACGGCCGACCGGGCATCGGCACGGGACTCGCCTTCGTCGCCGAGAACCGCGACAAGGTCGAGATGTTCCTCGACGACGCGAAGCTGCGCGAGGTCCTCGGCTGGAAGCGGCCGCGACGGATCTTCTGGTGCGACATGACCGACCTGTTCGGCGCGTGGGTGCCGGACGCCTGGATCGATCGCGGCCTCGCCGTGATGGCGCTGACGCCGCAGCACACGCACATCCTCGTCACGAAACGCGCGACGCGGGCGCGGAAGTACTTCAGCGACCCCGATCGCGCGTTCGCTGTTCGCAACGAGTGCCTTCGCCTGGATTCCGAGCGGTACGACGCGCAGCGCGCGACATGGCCCCTGCGGAACGTCTGGCTCCTCGTCTCGGCGGAGCGCCAGCAGGAGGCGGACGAGCGGATCCCGGAGCTGCTGGCGACGCCGGTGGCGGTGCACGGCGTCTCGCTCGAGCCGCTGCTCGGGCCGATCGACCTGACGAACATTCGCATCAGCCACCGCAACACGATCGACGCGCTGCGCGGATGGCATGACACCGGCTACGACTACGGGCGGAAGTACCTGCCTCGCCTCGACTGGCTGATCGCGGGCGGCTGCTCCGGCCCGAACGCGGATCCCTGCGACGTGGCGTGGGTCCGCTCGATCGTGCAGCAAGGGCAGGCGGCAGGGGTGGCGACGTTCACGAAACAGTTAGGGACGGCAAACCGCTGTCGCCACAGCTCGAAAGGTGGATGCTTCGATTGCTTCCCGCCTGACCTGCGCGTGAGGGAGTTTCCACAATGACGCGTGATCCTGAGAAGCGGAAGGCTGCGCATCGCCGCCACCGCGAGAAGAGGAAGCTCGCCAAATACGGACCGAGCGCGGCGGGACGCAACATGTCGGGCCGTCACGGCAACCACGCCAGGGGACCGCGGTGCGGCCGATGGAATGCCGCCGAGCGCAGGCAGACGAGCAACGGATATGTCGCGGTGCGTGTTCCGGTTGATCATCCGCACGCATGGGGACCTGTTCGGCTGAAGTACTTCAAATACGCCTACGAGCACATCGTCGTGATGATGGCGACGATCGGCCGGCCGCTGGCTGACGACGAGACCGTCCATCACCGCAACGGAGACAAGACGGACAACCGTCCGGAAAACCTCGAACTCCTGACGCGTACCGAGCACGCGAAACACCACGACGCAGACCGCGGGCGAGACGCGTTCGGGCGTTTCCCGCCCGAGGACTTGCGCGTCCGACAGTGGCCGGAGGTGGTGTCGCGATGATCACGATTGTCTCAGGCTTCCAACGGTGCGGCTCGTCGCTCATGTGCCAGATGCTCAACGCGGGCGGCATGAAGGTTTTCCACGATGAAGGCATGGGCTATCCGTCGTTCGAGACGCGGCTGCAGTTCCTTGCCGCTGACGATCCGTCCTGGCTGAACGCGATCGACGGCGGCGCAGTCAAGTGGCTCGAGCCCCAGCGGTCGATGCCCGCGAGAGGGACAAAGCCGCTGCAGATCCTGTGGATGACGCGCGACCACTGGCAGCAAGCGCGGTCTGCCGTAAAGTTCTTGTCGCAGGTTGGCGGCTACACGATTCCCACTCGCGCGGCGCACGCGATGGCGGCCAGCTACGGGACGGACGAGCCGCCCGCGCGGCGTGGCTGGGAGGCGCGCGGGCCAGTCCTCATCGTGCAGTTCGAGACGCTGCTGTCGGAGCCAGAGCGGACCGCGGAACGTGTCGCGGAGTTTCTCGGCGCCGATCTCGACACGAAGGCGATGGTGGAGCAGGTGCGGCCGCGCGGTCCAGAGTGCCTGCCCGGATTCCTCGAACTTCAACTGATCGCCGAGCACGACGCGAGCGCAGCGCGATGAACATGTCCTTCGCGCTGACGACGCGGCAGATCGAGTCCGAGCAGAAGACGGTCACGCGCCGCCTCGGCTGGACGCGCGCGAAGGTCGGACAGATCGTCCAGCCGATCGTCAAAGGCCAGGGGCTGAAGAAGGGCGAGCGCGTCACGAAGATCGGACGCCGCATCCGGTTCACGGACGTGCGCCGAGAGCGGCTGGATCGCATGACGACCGACCAGGACTACGGCCGCGCGGAGTGCGCGAAGGAAGGCTTCTCCGACCTGACGCCGGCTGAGTTCGTGTACATGTTCTGTCGATCGCACCGCTGGCCGGCGCTCTACGCCGCCGGGGCGCTCGTTGAGGGTGCGCGGTCGTGCCTACCTGACGACGAAGTCACTAGGATCGAGTTCGAATACGTGGAGATCGAGGCATGACGGATCCGCGATGCCAACGTTTCCCGTTGTCGTGGCCGACGGGGCTTCACGGTTCAGGCGAAACACGAGGCGGTCGGGAACGGTGTGCCGCTCCCAATGGGCCGAGCCGTAGCTCGGGCTGTCCGTCTGGCGATGGAATCACACCGGACGGTCGGCGCGGTAGCCGCCCCGGTGGATGAAGCCACGCCTGACCCTTCGCGTGAAAGGATTTCCTGATGCCTCTCTCGCTGCGTGAACAGATCCAGGCGCTGGAACAGGCCGTCGATGGGCTGAACGTCGCCGCTGCTGATGCCGTGCCGTACGACGACTGGGGCGAAGCCAAATGGAAGGTCGTCAACGCGGCTGTGCGGCTCGTGAGAGAAAATCGCGCGCATTTCGCCGCCCTTCTGGCCGACGCAGGAGCCGCCGAACCGGACAAGGCGCCATATCAGATGCGCGTCACCGAGCGCGCGAATCTGCCTCCCACAGACCAGCCGACCGCCGGAACCGCTACAACAGCGTATGGCGCGCAATTCGTGGCGGCAGGGGGACCGCCCCCCGTGGCCGATCCGTCGATCGCGCCGCGGGTGCAGGAGATTCGGGCGCGGCACTTTGAGATCAGCCACCGCGAGCTAACGTCGGCTGAATACCTCTGGCACTGCTTCCGGCGCTTTCAGGGCTTATTCCCGACGCAGGACGTCGATAATCTCGTGCTTGTCTGGCGAAACGATTTCGATCAGCTCTCGGCGGCTCCCCCTGCGTCCGTGGACGATCAGATCGCTACGCTGACGGCCGAGCGAGACGATCGTGAGCGGCAGATCATGGAATTGCAGGAGTCGATCGAGCAGTTCGGGGACCGGGCGGAGAAAGCCGAAGCCGATCTTGCGGATCTCCGCGCCGATCGGGACGAAACATACCGCATCTTTAAGCGTGTGCTGGACGCGCTGGATTTGCACGGCGCGTGGACCGAGGACAGGTTACTCGCGCTGGTCCGCGATCTCCGCGCCTCGTCCGGGTGGCGACCGATGGAGACGGCGCCGAAGGATGGGACTGCGATTCAGGTGTGGGCGAGGGATTTGCGGTTCCCAGGCAATCAGTGCGTGGCGCAGTACATCAAAAGCGACATCGAATGGTGGCACGTCACGGACGGCAAGTTCGGCCCGTGGCCGTTGCGTGGTCCATCGCCAACGCACTGGATGCCTCTCCCCGCCTCTCCCTCACCGGAGCCGATCCATATCGATCGCGAGGTCGATCCGTGGAGACGCGTCAAACCTGAGACGCCGGAGGAGCCCAAGACGCCATGACGAAGAAGCAGTGCCTCTGGTGCGAGCGTGCGTTACGGGCGGCGCCGACTCGCCGTTGGTGGTTGAGCAGCGAGGGGAAGCACGTTTGCTACGAGTGCGCCTTACGGATGGCCGAGCTGGTCCTGAAGGCGCTACAACGGATCCCGAGACAGGAGACGAGCCGATGACCAGACGAGCAGCGTTTTCAGCCCTTGCGACGGTGATGGTCGGACAATCGCACGTCGGTCAGACGCTGGACTTGCGTTTATTGAAGCCCGATCCGCATTTGCGCCTCGTGTTCGGAGCCGTGGAGCGTGTCACGGTGAGCCGAGGCGACAAGTCCGCGACCTTCACCGTGGACGAGATGATCGACGCGCTAAACCAGAAGGGCGAGCGATGATCCCGATCACCCCACGTCTCCGTGTGGAGGGACCAGACGGTCCACGCGCGCAAGAGGCGTCCTCCCCGCCCCTGGATCAGCCATGAGCGTGAGACTCCGCGATCCCGAAGAGTGCCCGTCCTGCCATGCGGTTCAGCGGTTCCGTGTCGTCGACAGCCGCCGGCGCGGAAGCGAGCGGAAGGGCTTCTACCGTCGGCGTGTGCATCGCTGTCGGGAATGCGGGACACGCTGGCCGGTATTCCTCAGCGCGATCAACCCGTCACATGTCTATGCAGCGTAGTCAGTTTGTTTCATGTGGAACGACTCGGCCGTACATTCTTTCCAGTGCGCAAGCTGACTGAACGTGAGCGGCGCTTCGTCGAAGCCTACATGGGCGAGGCGGCCGGCAACGCGACAAAGGCCGCTCTCATCGCCGGTTACTCACATCGCTCAGCCAGGTCAATGGCCAGCCGGTTGTTGACAAAGCGCAACAACGTTCGCGCCGCCATTGCCGCCCGTGCGAAGACCGACGCCCTCGTCGCCAATCGGGAGACCCGGCAGCGGTTCTGGACGTCTGTCCTGCACGGCAAGGGGAAGTTCGCGAAGGTGCCCTGGCGCGACCGGCTCAAGGCCTCCGAACTGCTCGCGAAGAGCCAGGGCGATTTCATCGAACGCCACGAACACACCGGCAAGGACGGCGGACCGCTGCGGGTGACGTTCGGCGGGCGCTACAAGCCGGAGGCGCAGACGTGAGCGAGACGTCGGCGGCCACCGTGCCCTTCGTCTGGACCTACCTTGGCGGCGATCCGTCGATGCTGCTGTTCACGCGGATGCTTGAGCGACAGCCCTGCCCGCTGTCGATGCCGCTACCGGCCGCCTTCGGTCCAGTGCTGCTCGATCTCGGCTGCGCGGAGGAGGATTGGGTTGACCAGGCGCGCCGTCAGAACCCGACGCTCGAGGTCTACGGCGTCGACTGGCGACTCGGTGGCCAGGATGCGAAGTCGCCGGACCTCTACCCGCCAGAGACGCTGAGTCTCATCGCCTGTCTCGGCGCCATCGAGCACTTCGGGCTCGGGTACTACGGTGACCCGAAAGACCCGTACGGCGATGTGCTGGCCGCGAGGAACATCGCGCGCTGGCTCCTGCCGGGCGGCTACGCCTTCCTCGACGTGCCGTGGACGCCGGGCGAGCCGTTTGAGACGTTCCACTGGCGCTGCTACTCAGACGCGTCGCTGGCGCAGCGGTTGATCGCGCCCGGGATGGTGGAGATCGATCGGTTCTACGCACACGCGCATACCCACGAGGTCTACGCAGCGCCACCGACGGCGCACGAGCACCCGTTCACGTACTGCGCGGTGCTGCTGCGGAAACAGGGATGAGCGCCGAGCTCGACGCCGAGATCCGCGAGATCGCCATCTGGTGGGCGCCGATTCCAGACACGGCGCAGGAGGCGTTTTTCGACGACGACACGCCAGACGCCGCGCTGCTCTTCTGCGGCGGCTGGGGCAGCGGCAAGACCATGACGCTCTGGGGCAAGGCCCTGAAGTTGTCGGCCATCAATCATCCGCTGCCGCTCATCTGGGTCGTCCCGACCTACGATCACGTCCTGAAGACGCTGCTCCCGAAGCTCGAGGAGTTGACCGAGGACGGCCGTCCGTGGTTCTTGACGCCGGATCAGTACCACTACCACGAGACGCAACACGAGTTCACCTGGTTGGGCGGCGGGCCGATCTGGTTCAAGTCGGCGGCGGATGCCGAGGATGCGAAGCGGATCGCCGGCCCGAACGTCGCCGGCGCGCTGGTTGACGAGCCGGCGCTGATCTCGCAGCGCGCCTGGCGGAACACGACGGCGCGCGTGCGGCATCCGAGCGCGAAGCTCCGGCAGACCGCGGCCGCGGGAACCGCGGACGATCTCTCCTGGATGCAGGACTACTTCTTCGACCCGGAACGGCCGGCACGCTATCGCCGGTACGACATGCCGACGACGGAAAACCGCGAGCTCCTGAGCCGCAATCCCGAGTACCTGGCGCAGATTCAGGAGAACGCCACCGAAGCCGAGATCCAGGCGTTCGTCTATGGAAAGGGTGTCGTCCTTGACGGGCAGCCCGCCTATCCGACGTTCCTCGATACGACGCACTGGATCGAAGGCATTGAGCTCGAGCCGAGCCTCCCGCTCTGCCTGACGTGCGATTTCAACGTCGCGCCGATGGAGTGGGTGATCGGCCAGATCGCCGCTGGCGCGCAGGGGCCCGAACTGCGCCTCGTGGACGGGCTGTCGCTACAGGTGGCGACGATCGACAGCGCCTGCGAAGCGTTCCTCGAGAAGTACCCGAGCTGGCCGGCTGGCATCGTCGTCTACGGGGACGCCACCGGGCGCGCCCGGCACGTCAAGTCGCACCGGTCCAACTACGACATGATCCGGGAGCGGGTGGGCGTCGCCGGGCCGGTGACGGTCAAGGTGCCGCTGGTGAATCCAGCGGTGAGCCATCGGCTGTCGTCGGTGAATCGCCTACTGAAGAACGCCAACGGTGTCACGCGGCTGTGGATACGGAAGTGGTCGCCGTTCCGCACCTGTCCGACGCGGAGCCTGGTGCGGTCGCTGCAGCGGTCGATCCAGAAGCCGGGGTCGGAAGATCTCGAAAAGAAGAGCGGGGAGACGATCACGCACGCGGCTGATGCGCTGGGCTATCTCGTGGCCTACGAGTTCCCGGTCCAGAAGCCGACGGTGAACGTCGGCAGCGCCATGATGGAGCACCTGCTGTGAGCGCCCCGAAGCGCATCGGCCGGCCGCCGATCGCCGCCGACGCGCACGACGTGACGACGCGGGTGTCTGCAGAGACCTACGATGAGGCGTGCCGGATCGCGCTGGCGCGCGGCATCTCGCTGTCGGCGCTTGCGCGCGAAAGCCTGGAGGTCGTGATCCGCGTCTACCGGCGACGGGGACTTTCTCCCCAACAAACTCGCCACGGAGCCTCGCCCTTCGTACCGTAGAGCATCGCCAATCTCTCGTACACCACGTCGACGGGATCGGGCGCGCCCGCCATTCAGCATCCCACCTATCTCCGCTACAAGGCGGTCTGGCTGAAGCTGTTCGATGTCCTGCACGGGACAGGCGGCTTCGCCGACGCCACCTATCTCGTCGCGCACCCGCGCGAATACAAGGATCATCAGGCCACCAACCCGCGCAAGCCCACGAAGGCGCTCCTCGCCCGCCGCACGCTGGCGCACTACACCAACGTCGCGGCGACGATCCTCGAGCAGAAGGCCTCGGCGCTCTTCCGCCCGCCGATCGCGCGGACCGTGCACGGGAAGGCGGAAGGGCACGAGATCTTCGACTGGTGGGCGAACGTCGACGGCTACGGCTGCTCGATGACCGAGTGGATGTGGGACGGCTTCATCGCCGCCGGTGCCTTCGGGCATGTCTTCCACTACATGGACCGCGACAAGGCGCCTGCTGGGACGGCCGCCGAGACCGCCGCGGATGCGTCGCAGCCCTACCTCCGGATCTACCTGCCGCTGGATGTCCCGGACTGGGTCCAGAACGACCGCGGCGAGCTGATCGGGGTGAAGCTGCTCGAACCCATCCCGCGCACGAGTCTGAAGGAGGCGCCGATCCAGAACCAAGCGCGCCAGCGGCTGGTCGACGAGACGACCTGGGAAGTCTACGACCCGGGCTCCCTGACGCCAGGCGACCAGGGACAGCACGGCTTCGGGACACTACCAGTCGTCGTGCAGTACGCCAAGCGGCGCCGGCTCGAGCCGCTGATCGGGCAGCCGATTCTCGGCGATCCGAACAGTTACATCCGGCTGTACAACCTCGACTCTGAAATCTCCCAGATTCTCCGCGGGCAAACCTTCGGCGTGCTGAACGCGCCGCTCGGCACGGGCGATCAGGCCACCGACGTCGCCGCGGCGAAGACCATGATGGGCGACGAGAAGGGCGTCGATAACGTCCTGTTCACGCCGCTGCCGGCGCAGTACGTCCAGCCCGAGACCGAAAACGTCACGGTCTACCAGGCCGAACGGTCGGACCTCCTGCGCCGGATCTATCGCCTCGCCGCGGCGCCCTGGGAATCGGACTCGAAGGATGCCGAGGCACAGGGCTCGCTCCAGCTGAAGCGCGAAGACATGAACCAGGTGCTGACGTCCTACGCGGACCAGTGCGAGCGGACCGAGATTGCCCTGGCGAAGCTCTGGTTCCGGGCGCGTTACGGAGCCGACGCCTGGGAGTCCGAGTGGGAGCGCGCCGACGTCGTCATCACCTATCCCGAGACGTTCGAAGAGACGCCCTTCGCCGAGATCATCGAGCAGGCGCAGGCGGCGACGACGCTCGAGATGGGTCCGACGTTCATGAACGAGGTCCGGAAGCGGCTGGTGCCGAAGTTCCTCCCGGATGTCGCGCCAGAGATCGCCGCGAAGATCGAGAAGGAACTGGAGCAAACCGAGGTCAAGAGTCCGGCGCAGCAGAAGCTCGAAGAGATGGCGCTGCGGTTCAGCGGGCAGCCGGGCGCGCAGCCTGAGCCGGTGGCGGCATGAGCGAATCCCTGGCCGTGCTCACCGAGGCCGAGAAGCTGGCGAAGGTCGCCGACGCCGTCGGCCGATCGTACGCCACCGAGCTCGGGCGCGTCCTGCGCGACCTCGAGCGGCAGCTGCGGACGCTGGCGATCGCCGCGATCGAGGGGTCGGTGACGGCGCTCTCGCGCGCGGTGCGCGCCGCGAAGCTGAGGCAGGAGATCCAGAAGGCGCTCCGCGTGTCAGGCTTCGAGGCACTGACCAGGACGGCCACCGCTGACGCGCTCGATGCGCTCGTGGCCCAGATGGGCACGTTGCGCGGGGCGGCGAAGCTGGCCGCGTTCACGACCTCGGATCAGTCCCGGATCCTGGCGCTGAAGGAGATCGCGCGGCTCGACCTCGTCGGCGTCGGCGATGCCCTCGCGCACGCGCTGTGGCGCACGCTCGCCCAGGGACTGTACGCGCAGCGGCCGGTGACCGATCTACTCGACGACCTCAGTGAGGCCGTCGACGTCGAAGAGGCGCGGCTCCAGACGCTGTACGACACCACAGTCAGCATCTTCGGCCGGCAGGTCGAAGCGATGAAGACGCAGCCCGGGGACGTGTTCGCGTATGTCGGACCCGTCGACCAGAAGTTGCGGCCGTTCTGCCGGCAGCATGTCGGGAAGGTCTACACCAAGCCCGAGATCGACGCGCTGGACAACGGGCAGTTGCCGAACGTGTTCCTCACGGGCGGCGGCTACAACTGCCGGCACGTCTGGCAGGTGCTCAGCAAGTTCAGCGAGTCGCGCGACCTGCAGGGGACGGACCAGCGCATGCCGGAAGTGCAGACCGCGATCGCGGCGCTGCCGCCCGGGGATCGGAAGGCGGCCTGATGGGCGCGCAGATCACCGTCCGGAAGTCCTTCGGCGCGCTGGAGCACCTGGAGCTCGTGACCGCCGACGACATGCGCGAGATCGGGCTGCTCGCCAGGGAGCAGATCGTGCGCCGCACGATGAGCGGCCGCGACGCGACCGGCGCGCCGTTCGAACCGTACTCGCCCGGGTACGCGAAGGCGAAGCGGCAGGCGCTGGGGACGACCGCGGTGAACCTCCAGGTGTCGGGCGGGATGCTCAACGACTTCACGATCACCAACGTCCAGGTGTCGGACGAGAAGGCGAGCGTCACGCTCGGGTGGACGAAGTAGATGGCGGCGAAGAACACGACGTCGACGGTGCTGAAGAAGGCCCGCCGGGTGTTCTCGGCCTCGACGTTCATTCAGCGCAGCCGGCGCGAGTCGAGCGAGCAGAAAGCGATCTGGCACCAGGTGACCGGCGCGGGCCGCCGCGGCGTGCTGCGCCAGTTCTTCGGGCTCACGTCGGAGGAGCAGGCCACCGTGAAGCAGGTGCTCGAAGGACAGATCGCGGCGCGGCTCCGAAAGGCGGGCGCCTGATGGCTGGCGGGATTCGTGCCCATCGCCTCGACTCGCTGCGCGCGCGGCGGGAAGCGGCCGGCCTGACGGTCGGCGATCTCGCGCGCATGGCCTCGGTGTCGGATCTCAAGATCGTCAAGGCCGAGAACGGCGACCCCGTGACCCCTGACATTACGGATCGTCTGCTCGATGCGCTCGGGCCGGCTGTGGTGCTCGTGTCGAGCACGGCGGCGAATCCGACGCGGTTTACGACGGCGGCGCATCGGTTCATCCGCGGCGACATCATCACGATCGCGGGCCACGTCGGCAGCGCCGCGCCGGTCAACGGGGATCAGTCCATCACGGCGACATCGGATCCCAACCATTTCACGATCGCGCTGGACGCGACGCTCGGCGGCGGGACCGGGGGCACCGCACGGCTCTCGGCGACGTCGCTCGGACTCGTCCGACTCTAAGTATCGGCGTCGACAGTATCGGCGACCCAGTATCGGGAAAGGGACACGCACATGGCGAAGTTCGAGATCGAGATCGACGACAAGGGTGAGTTCATCGGGGCTGTCCCCGCCGAGCTGACGGCTGTCCTGGAAAAGGTCGGGACGGCGAAGTACGGCGAGGGCTTCGGGAAGGGGAACCAGAAGGCGGCCGCGGAAGCCAAGGCGCAGATCGATAGCAGCGTGGCGGCCGAGCGGTCGAAGTGGGAGATCGGCATCGCGGCCGATCGCGCCAAGTGGGGGGAAATCGAGGCGGCGTCCACGCACCTCAAGACCCAACTCGAAGCGACCACGACCCAAGCCCGTAAGACTCTGACGGAGCGCGAAGAAGCGCACGCACAGGAGATCACCCGTCGCGTCGATCGCGAGACCAAGCGGAACGACAAGATCCGGACCCTGGTCAACCAGAACCTGAAGGCGCTGGCGGCCTCCGCCGGCGCGCGGACGGAATCGCTGGGGGAACTCGAAGTGATTCTCCAGCACCGGATCGGGTATTCCGACGAGATGGAGCCCTTCGTGCTCGACGAGCAGGGGCAGCCGGCGAAGACCACGGCCGGCAATCCGTTGCCATTGGACGTGTTCGTGAAGCAGTACCTCGACGCGCATCCGCATCATCGCAAAGCACCGGCCGGCCAGGGCGGCGGAGCGCGAGGCGGGGCGTCGATGCACGGGCACACGACCACCGCGACGATCGACGGCGCCCGCGCGCGCGTCGAGGGCGGGGATCGGTCGCCTCAGGCCATCAACGATCTGTTTGAAGCGGGCCGCAAGCGCGCGGCCTCGTAAGGGAGATAACCGATGCCATTCTCCGGCATGTCAACGAACAAGTACTTCACGCCGAATCTCGTCGGCGAGGACGTGTCGGAGGTCATCCGCACGCTCGCCCCGTATGAGGCGCCCTTCCTCGATTGGCTCGGCGACCCGGACGGGTTCGCGGCGAGCACCAAGCACGAGTTCATCGAGGACTTCCTGCGGCCGCGCACGATCATCAACTCGACCGCGATCGCGTCGGCGACCGCGGCGACCGGCATCCAGGTCAACGGGCTGGCCGAGGCGCTGACCATCGGCACCATCCTGGAAATCACCGGGATCGCGCCCGAGCGCGTCCAGGTGAGCTCGATCGTGTCGGGCGGCAACTCGGTGCTCGTGACCCGCAACTACGACGGCGCCGGCATCGGCTCGCTCGCCGCGGGCTCGACGCTGCAGGTCCGCGCGCCGTCCGCGCCGGAAGGCGACGAGCACGCGGGACTCCACACGGCCCGGCTGGGCAACCGCCGCGCCAACACGGTGGGCTACTTCAAGATCGAGATCGCGGCCACGGGGACGTCGATGGGCGTCAACCTGTACGGCAACGACTCGTACGACCTGGCCCGCGCGAAGGTGCTCCGGGAGGTCCCGGCGATCCTCGAGGCGGAAGTCCTCACGGGCGTCCTGAACGGCACGAACTCGCTCGGCACGGCGTCAGCGACGCGGACCATGCAGGGGATCCGCGCGCAGCTCACGGCGATCAACTCGCAGGTCGTCGACGCGTCGTTCTCGGCGAACCCGCACCTGTGGATCGGCGACGCGATGCAGAACGCCTTCGGCAACGGCGCAGCGACCACGGAGACGTGGGGCATCATCGCCGGATCGCAGTACTTCCGCGACATCTCCAACCTGAACGACACGAAGGTCCAGGACTCGAACCAGTCCGAGCTCTTCAAGCGTGTGATCCGCAACTACGCGGGGCCGTTCGGGCAGTGCACGGTGTTCCTGAGCCGGGCGCTCGCGTCGCGGGAACTGCTGATCATCCCGAGGGAGCGCGTGCGCGTGCTGCCGCTTCAGTCGCGGAACTTCGTGTACCGCGAGATGGGGCTGTCGGGCGACAACACCAAGGGGATGATCGTCGGCGACTACACCCAGGAGACGTACCACCCGTCGGCGATGGCGCGGATCCGCACCACGTCACCGGCGTAGACCTGATGGCGGGGGCTGCCTGACGGTGGCCCCCGCACACGGAGGGCACCATGCCAGGGGGACACGGCTCGCGCGCGGACAACCTGCGCGCGCAGCGGAACGCGGCCGGGCTGACCGGCGACGGCGGGCTGACGGGGCTCGCGGCGAAGGCCAACGTGAGCGTCCAGCTGCTGAAGCGATTGGAAGATGGCGGCACGGCCATGCCGCACGAGATCCAGCGGATTGCCGACGCACTGGGCATCTCGACGTCGACGCTCGGCAAGAAGGATCTGTTCTGATGGCCGTCTCTGGTTTCGCGATCGTTGATCAGTTCTGCCGCGCCGGCGACCTGCAGCCGCACTTCTTCCGGCGCTGTCAGCGCGAGATGCGCGACGACGTGCTGCCGGTGCTCGCGTGGGTCGACGCCAACGGCGGCCCCGACGAGGTGCGCGCCAAGCTGGCGCAAGTCGACGAGCTCGAAGCCGAGAACCGCAGCCTGCGCGCGCAGGTGGGCAAGGCGAAGCCCGCGAAGCAGGAGCCCGCGCATGTCGCGTAAGCCGCTCTCCTGGGCGTTCCTGATCGACTCGGTCGAGTTCACGCCGCTCGTGATCGCTGGCGAGACGTCGCTCGGCGGCTCCGAGTCGGCGGCGCTCGGCCTGGCGCGGGCGCTGCGCGCGCGCGGCCACGACGTGCACGTCTTCACCACGAAGCTGGCGCCCGACGCCGTCGGGATGGACGCGACGGGGCTGCAGTGGCACCACCTGTCCGAGTTCCGGTCGAGCAACGAGTTCATCGAGTGGGACGTCTGTGTGGCGCTGCGGATGTGGATGGCCTACAGCGTCCAGACGTTCGCGCGGTTGCGGCTGCTCTGGAATCAGGATCTGCTCGTCCCGGGCGGCATGGTCGCCGGGGTCATGGCGATCACGTCGATGGTCGATCGCTTCTGCTACGTGTCGGAGTACCACCGGCAGCAGTGGGAAGGGCTCCTGCCCGAGATCGCGCCGATCGGCTGGGTCACGCGGAACGGCATGGATCTGTCGCAGGTGCCGACCGGCGGCGCGAAGGATCCCAACCGCATCATCCACATCTCGCGCCCCGAGCGCGGGCTGGGCCCGTTGCTGACGCTCTGGCCGAAGCTCCGCGAGCGTCTGCCGTCCGCCGAGGTGCGGCTGTGCCGCTACTCGTCGATGTACGACCAGGGGCCGGGCAGCTGGTCAGATACATGCGCGGCGTTCGATCGGCGCGTCGACGAGGTCAACAAGGCCGTCGGCGGAATCACGTATCTCGGCGAACTGACCAAGCCGGCCCTGTACCGTGAAATCGCCGATGCCGCGGTCATGTGGTACCCAGGCGTGTCGACGTTCGCCGAGACGTCCTGCATCGCGGCGATCGAGGCGCAGGCGTGCGGGACGCCGTTCGTCGGCTCGTATCGCGGGGCGCTGCCAGAAACGGCGCTGTCGTCGTTTAAGGCCGGGCTGCTGATCAAGGGGGAGGCGGAGAGCGATCCGGTCTACGCGGACGCGGCGATCTCGTCGGTGCTCAGCCTGCTGGGCGGCTGCCGGAATAACTCGGTCATCTACCGGAAACTGTGCCAGGCCGGGATCGCGCACGCGCAGGGGTACGACTACGCGACGATCGCCGCCGAGTGGGAGGCGCAGGCCTGGGCGTGGTTCGAGGAGCGGTACGAGACGAAGAAGCTCGGCGTACTCCGACAGCTGCTCTGGGAGGACGACCACGTTGCGGCGAAGATGCTCTCCGAAGAGATTCTCGACGGCCTCAGTCATTCCGACTGCCAGTCGCACGATTGTCTCCATCGCGATCTAGCGCTGCCTGCGTCGGAGGCTTTGGCCTTCTGCGATCGTGTCATCGCCGGGAAAGACCAGGGCGCCGAGGACTACGCCGAGCACGCGCTGCCCGATCCCGTGAAGGAAGCGGAGATGTGCGGCCGATTCAAGGCCGTCGCGCCCACGTTCGAGAAGGCGACCCGTGTGCTCGACGTCGCGTGCGGGAACGGTGCCTTCGCCATCGCGCTGGCGACCGCCAACCCGACCGTCCAGATCGTCGGGCTGGACTACGCCAAGGGCAACATCGAGCGGGCGACCGAAGGCGCGGCGCGCGCTGGCGTCGGCGACCGCTGCACGTTCCTGCAGGCAACCGCCTACGACTTCGACGCCCAGACGCTGCACGCGGACTGGCACGCCTTTGTGGCGTTGGGCGATCGCTTCGACGGGATGTTCGTCGGCGAGTTCGTGGAGCACGTCGGCGACTGCACGGCGCTGATCGATGGGCTCGAGGCGGCGCTGCTGCCAGGCGCGCAGGTCGTGTACACCTGCCCGCACGGCGCGTGCATGG